GATTATTGATACCTCTCATGCTCGGTATAAGATTGGACTCTCTGGCACCATCGAACGCAAGGACGGAAAACACGTTGTCTTCAGAGACTACTTCAGCCCGAATATTTTCAAACCACCGAAAGAGAATTTCCTCACGCCAAGTATTCACATATACAGAAGTGAGGTTAGGTTTCCCGATGGGGCGAGTATTCCTTGGGCTAAGCGAGTCAATGCTATCGCAAATAACGACGAGTATCGTCACTCTGTCGCGATGTTAGCATCAGCATATGCGGCACGAGGCCACAAGGTACTCGTGGTGTCAGATCGAGTTCATTTTTTGAAGAGCTGCGCCGAACTGACTGGTGAAAACTCTATATGTGTTACGGGCGAGGTTGCGCACGAAGACAGGGAAACCCTTATAAATGAAATTTTACATGGTAGCAAAAATATTTTATACGGAACTCAAGCAATTTTTTCAGAAGGTATATCTGTCAATACGCTTAGCTGTCTTATTCTTGCTACCCCTATCAATAATGAACCACTGCTTACGCAGCTCATCGGTCGAGTTGTTCGCAAACACGACAATAAAAGAGATCCGGTAGTTATTGATATACACTTAAAAGGTAAAACAGCACAAAGACAGGCGTCAAACAGAATGGGGTACTATATGAAACAAGGCTATCAGATAAAACAGCTTTGAACGTAGAAAAATAGTTCTTGACTTTTGCATCAAATGAGAGTATAATATGTTGTTCTATAATTGGGAAAAAATCTTTGAGACATCTGAAGGAAACCCTCAGACGATGTATTCTATTGTTAAAATGATGTATCTCAATGAAATACCAAAAAACAAATATGACAAAATTTATAAATATGCTAATAAGAGTTTTATTGGACAGTCCTTTTTACTACATCCAGATGTATTACTGTACAATTCTTATAAGCATAGCTTTCGCGAGATAGCCCAGTATCTTGCGTTAGCTTCAGTCCGTCCATACGTGGACTATGTAACAACTGGGGAACTTACTCTAGATCTTGACCTTGTTGAGATACCTCTAGAGCTTTTTACAGATAACAGCCTACTGCATGTAGAAGATGGTAAATTACATTTTTTATATGAAGAAGTCAAACAGGAGAATATACACTAATGGCACTATCATTCAACAAAGCCGCTGGCGGCGCTAAAAAATCTTCCCTTACTTCCTATTCTTACCGCGACGGAGACAACGAAGTTCGCCTCGTTGGAGACGTACTTGCACGGTATGTATACTGGCTAGAGGGTAAAAACGGTAAGAACATTCCTTTTGAATGTTTATCTTTTGATCGCAACGAAGAGCGATTTAATAATCTTGAAAAAGACTGGGTACGAGAGTTTTATCCCGATCTGAAGTGTGGCTGGAGCTACGCAATGCAGTGTCTTGATGGCGGTGAAGTAAAGATCATCAACCTCAAGAAGAAGCTGTTTGAAGCTATCTTGACTGCAGCAGAAGACTTGGGCGATCCTACTGATCCAGAGACAGGCTGGGATGTTAAGTTCAAGCGTGTTAAGACTGGTCCGCTTCCCTATAATGTAGAGTACCAGCTACAAGTACTGAAGTGCAAGCAGCGTCCTCTTAGCGAGAGCGAGCTAGAAGCAATTGCTGATCTAAAGTCTATGGATGACGTTATGCCTCGTCCTACCCCTGACGCACAGAAAGCACTTCTCGAAGAGATTCGTGAAGATGCAGCGGGCGATATTGATGAATCTTTGGAAGATGAGTTCAAGATCGGATGATTTTATTTACGGCAGACTGGCATATAAAGCTAGGGCAAAAGAACGTACCTCGTGATTGGGCGATAAAGCGTTATCAATCATTTTTTGAACAAGTACATAGTTTAGAAAAGCAGTGCAACATGCACGTTATTGGTGGTGATTTATTTGACCGTCTGCCGAACATGGAAGAGTTGGAACTCTATTTTGATTTTATATCGAAGGTGAGTATTCCAACTCTCATCTATGACGGAAATCACGAAGCTACAAAGAAAAACAAAACATTTTTTACACAGCTAAAGAAAGTATCGCGAGAAATTAACCCGCTCGTAAAAGTAGTTGATATGTCATACTACGATAATGATTTTGGGTTTGGAGTCCTGCCGTATGCAGATCTTCATCGTAAAAATTCTATTGAACTGTTTGATCCAAAGAAGCCTTTGTTCACTCATGTTCGAGGAGAAATACCTCCACACGTCAAGCCAGAGGTGGACTTAGACAGGTTTGAGGATTTCCCTGTAGTTTTTGCAGGAGACCTACACGCACACAGCAATACTCAACGAAATATTGTATACCCCGGAAGCCCTATGACAACTTCGTTTCACCGAAATGAGGTACAGACCGGCTACCTCTTAATAAACCCAAGAGATTGGTCATGGATGTGGGATGCTTTTGAGCTACCACAACTTATTCGTAAGACAGTATCTGACCCGAGTGAGATGATACCAACGGACTTCCATCATACAATCTACGAGATAGAAGGTGATATACAAGAGCTCGCAAACGTAAAAAACAACGAACTTCTTGATAAGAAAGTTGTAAAACGAAGTAGTGAAGCTACTCTCGTAATACAGAAAGACATGAGTATTCAAGAAGAATTAGTAGAGTATCTATCCTATATTTTGGAAATACCAGAAACAAGGATACCAGAAATAGTAGGTATATTTAATGATTACGCTGCAAAAGTTGAAATGGAGTAACTGTTTTAGCTATGGGCCTGACAATGAACTAGACCTCAGTGATAATACTGTAACACAAGTTCTTGGTACTAACGGTATGGGCAAGTCGTCCATACCGTTAATTATTGAAGAGGCACTATATAACAAAAACTCCAAAGGTATTAAAAAAGCAGATATACCCAACAGATATGTAAACGCAGGATATCACATACATCTTGAGTTTACAAAGGATGAGAAGCACTATGATGTCATTATTGATCGGAAGTCTAGTATTAAGCTTAAGTTGCTGGAAAATGGAGAAGATATTAGTTCTCATACAGCGACCAATACATACAAGACACTCCAAGATATTATTGGAATCGACTTTAAAACCTTCTCTCAGTTGGTATATCAAAACACAAATAGCAGTCTACAGTTTCTTACTGCGACAGATACGAACCGCAAGAAGTTTCTCATTGATCTTCTCCACTTAGAGCACTATGTTCGACTTTTTGATTTATTTAAAGAAGAAGCTCGCAAGAGTGCGTTAAATCTCAATAGTATTGAATCGAAAATAGCGACAATCGAAAAGTGGTTAAACGATAACAAATTGAGTGATACATCCATACTGCCCGTGTCTGAAATTTCTATTGAGACCATAGAAGACGAACAAGAGCTCGCTGCTCTTATGATTGAAATTAAAAATATTTCCGAGAAAAATAAAAAGATTTCTCAGAATAATACTTACAAAGATCTGCTGTCTAAGATAAATATCGAAGAAGCACGAAATTGTAAAGTAACAGAGCTACAGTCATATGATGAATTTCAAAGTGAGTTAGGCACTTTGGCCGGGGTCAGAACGGGGTCAGAACAAATTTTATACAAGTTAAGTAAATTAGGAGATCACTGCCCTACGTGTGAGCAAACTGTAGATAGTTCTTTCAAGCAAGAATTAATTGATGCAGAGGCAAGAAAAGTTGCAGAAGCAAAGGAAAGGCAAAATGAAATTGAACGAAGAATATCTGAAATTAAACGAGACAATGCAAAATTTCAGAATGCAAGAAAAATTGAAAGTGATTGGCACGAGCTGTTTCGAAGCATTGACAACAATCTTCCAGCATCTGTACTGGATCCTGAAGAGCTTAAAAGTCGGGCTCGTGGAATTCAGGAGAGAATACAGAATGCAAAGGATGAGCTTATTCGACTCACACGAGAAAATGAGGCAATCACTAAACGAAACACAAGAATCCAAGTAGTACTTGAGCAAACTGAAGAGTTTGAGCAAGAATTATTTGAATTAAACGAGCTTCTTGATTTAGAAAGCGCAACTGCGAGTCATCTTGAAGTGTTAAAGAAAGCGTTTAGTACAAATGGATTACTCGCGTACAAGATAGAGAATTTGGTGAAAGAGCTGGAAGAACTCACAAATCACTATCTAGCAGAATTGTCCGATGGTCGTTTTACACTGGAGTTTGTAGTATCAAATGATAAGCTCAATGTTCAAATCACTGATAATGGTAACATTGTGGATATTCTTGCTCTCTCTAGTGGAGAACTGGCAAGAGTCAACACCGCTACTCTCATTGCCATACGAAAATTGATGAGTAGTATATCGAAGTCACAGATTAATATTCTGTTTCTTGATGAGGTTATTAACGTCCTTGACGAAGTAGGACGAGAAAAACTAGTAGAGGTACTTTTGGGAGAAGACTTGAATACTTATGTCGTGAGCCATGGATGGACTCACCCTCTACTCGACAAAGTTGAAGTAGTCAAGTCAGGTAATGTTAGCAGACTGGAGCACTAATGGGACACGCACGACGGATGATGAATAATCGTCGAAGACTAATTTGGGAAATGACCAAGGAGAAATTTAATGAACGACCCAGAAACGACTCTGACAACAGGCTTTCTGATGACAGAGAATATGAAACAATACTTGAAGGGCAAAATTCTGTACCACGAAACGAATGTAAAAATTTATTTTAAGAATCCTGTAGGTATTGGAGAACATCCTGATATAATGGCTGCTATTGAAGAAGAGCTTTCCAAAGTAGCGGAGTACAAAGAGAAGTTAGATACGTTAAATCAATTAACGAGGGAGCTATGGTAGATAGTAGAGCAAAGGGCGCTAGGGGTGAATATCTAGTACGAGATATGTTGCGCGACTCTACAGGACTACAGTTTGAGAGAGTGCCCGCATCAGGCGCTCTTGAATACTTAAAAGGAGATCTATATGTACCTCATGCAAAGAATCGTTTTTGCATCGAAGTAAAAAACTATGAGAAGTCTCCTTTTTCAGACAAAATATTTACAGCACCTAGAACTAATAACTTAATTAAATGGTGGAAGAAGCTAATACAACAAGCAGAAGGCGGAGACCAGGAGCCTTTGTTGTTTTTTAAATACAATCGGTCAGAAGTATTTGTTGTAACCGCGCTACTTCCTAAATTCACAGACCACTGGATTCGTATAGAGTGGTTAGACTGTTATGTTCTTCTCGCGAAGACATGGCTAGCACAGGAAAATATAGAGTTTATAAATGGCATTTAATCTTACAGACAAAATGATCAATGATGATGCTAATTCAACTCTTATCGTAGATGCTCTTAACCTTGCTTTTCGTTGGAAGCATCAAGGACGCACTGATTTTCGATACGACTATCAAAGTACAGTAAAAAGTTTGGCTAAATCATATGACTGTAAAAACGTTATCATTACCTCAGATTGGGGGTCATCAACTTATCGTAAGGAGATCTCCCCCGAGTATAAGCAAAATCGAAAAGATAAATTCTCTGAACAATCAGAAGAAGAAAGACTCGCATTTGAAGAGTTTTTCGAAGAGTTCGAAGCAAGCCTCGAAGTCCTCGCAGAGGACTACCCAGTTCTTAGATATAAGGGTGTAGAGGCCGATGACCTTGCAGCACATTTAGTAAAACATCGAAGTAAATACGATTTAGAGTACATTTGGCTCATATCGAGTGACCGTGACTGGGATCTTCTCATACAGGAAAATGTAGGTAGATTCTCTTATGTTACTCGAAGAGAAGTAAGACTAGACAATTGGAATGAGCACTACGATATAGACCCAGAAAAGTATATATCACTCAAGTGTCTTACAGGCGATAAAGGCGACAATGTACCAGGAATACCCGGTATTGGACCAAAGCGAGCTGTACAGCTTATAGAAGAGTACGGAACAGCTTTTGATATTTACGAAGCCTTACCAATTGATAGCAGATACAAATACATTCAAGAATTGAATGCAAGCGGTGAACAGTTGCTCGTAAACTACGAGCTGATGGATTTAATAACCTTTTGTGATGATGCAATAGGTGCAGACAATATTGAAGATATTGGGCGAGTAATAAATGAATATAGAAATTGATTTTAGAAGAGACCGCTATCTCTCGGAGTTCAGTATCAAAACTCTGCAGGATAGATATTTAGTAAATGGAGAAGGATCTCCACAGCAGGCATTTGCGCGTGCAGCCGCTGCCTTTGCGGACGACGAAGACCATGCTCAACGATTATATGACTATGCTAGTAAGCTATGGTTTATGTTTTCTACCCCTATTCTCAGTAATGGAGGCACAAAACGTGGACTGCCTATTAGTTGCTTTCTAAACTATGCCGAAGATAGTCGTTCAGGAATTACAGGGCACTATACAGAAAATGCCTTTCTTTCTTCGGTCGGCGGCGGGGTCGGAGGATACTGGGGAGATATACGCTCCGTAGGATCTAAGACTTCAAACGGTTCCGAGTCTACAGGAGTTATCCCTTTTTTGAAAGTTGTTGACGCAGAGATGCTTGCTTTCTCCCAGGGTGTTACTCGTCGAGGAAGCTACGCGGCATATCTGCCGATGAATCATCCCGAAATCGAAGAGTTCCTTGACGTTCGTAAGCCTACAGGCGGTGACATCAACCGTAAATCTACAAACTTACACCATGGAGTTGTTATTCCTGACGCTTTCATGGAGCTTATTGAAGGTGCGACTAAACACGAAGGGTTTGACGATAGTTGGCCTCTTGTTGACCCTCATTCTGGCAAGGTAATAAAAACCGTATCAGCCAAGACTCTCTGGGTAAAACTTATTCAGAATCGTGTTGAAACTGGAGAGCCTTACATTATGTTTGGTGATACAGTACAAGAAGCATTGCCTGATTGTCAAAAAGACCTTGGACTACAGGTTCATCAGTCAAACTTGTGTAGTGAAATTACACTGCCAACAAACGAAGAGCGTACAGCAGTATGTTGTCTATCAAGTGTAAATCTGGAAGAGTATGACTCGTGGAGTAGCAATCCTGATTTCATTCCAGACCTAGTACGAATGCTCGACAATGTAATTACTTATTTTATTGCTCACGCTCCGAATGAGCTTGAGAAAGCACGCTACAGTGCAGAAAGGGAGAGATCAATTGGCTTGGGTGCGATGGGTTTCCACGCCTATTTACAACGGCACAACATTCCGTTTGAGTCGGCAATGGCGAAAGGACGTAATATGGCTATGTTCTGGCACATTAAATCTGCTGCGGAAACTGCTTCGAGAAAGCTTGCAGTGGAGCGAGGAGAAGCGCCTGATGCACAAGGCACGGGT